CCTTGCTCAACAACAATTTTTTTATTACTTTTTACTAAATGTTTATAAACAACATTAGTCTGTATCTTCGGTTTTATCAATTATTTCTATTTGAAAGTTAGTAGGCATTCCATCTGCTCCTGTTATTTCTTGTCTTTCAATATATCCTCTTTTCTTTCCTTTTGTCTTTAAATAGAAAATTGTAGCTGCTGTTGATTGTTTTGCGATTTGCTTATGTAATTGACTTTCTGCAAAATCTAAAGCTACATTTTGTAAATCATCTACTTTATTTCTAAAATCTTCATCATTATTATACCATTCATAATATGTGGTTCTTCCCACACCTACTCTTTCACAAGCATTAGTAACTATTCCTAAACTTTTTTTTAATGCTTCTAATAATGCTTTTTTATGGTGTTCGGTTTTGTTCATACTTAATTAAATATTTCTTTAGATTTATCTAGTGCTTTTCTAATTATGTCATCCATATCATAGTAAGAATAATCTCCTAATCTTCCTCCAAATATAATATTAGGATTTGTATTTGACAATTCTTTATATTTATTATATATAATTTTATTTTTATTTAATCCAATAGGATAATAAGGGTCATTTGTTCCATTATATTCTTCAGAATATTCATAGCTTATTATTGTTTTATCTGATTCTTTAGTTTTATTAAAATGTTTGTGTTCAACAATTCTAGTATATGGTATTGATTTTTCGGTGTAATTTATTACTGCATTACCTTGATAATTTTTAGTATTTAATGTTTTGTGTTTAAAATTTAAACTTCTATATTCTAATTTACCAAAACAAAAATCATAATATTCATCTATCATTCCTGTATAAATTAATTTTTTATATTTAATCTTATCTTTTATTTCTTTATAATTAGTATTTAATTTTACTTCTATTCCTTTTAATAATTTTTTAAATATAGGGGTATATCCATTTATTGGAATTCCTTGATATTTGTCATTAAAGTAATTATTGTCAAATGTATATCTAACAGGCAGTCGTTTAATTATAAATGCAGGTAAATCAGTACATTTTCTACCCCATTGTTTTTCTGTATAACCTTTTATTAAAGTATTGTAAACAGTATCACCAACTAATTTCAATGCTTGTTCTTCTAAATTTTTTGGATTTATATTTTTATATTTTTCTTTTTCTTTAATTAAAATATTATTTATTTCATCAATATTATATGTATTAAATAATTGATAAAAAGTATTCATATTAAAAGGTAAATTATATAATTTTTTTTTATATACTGCTAAAGGAGAATTAATATAATTATTAAAATCTGTAAACTTATTTATAAATTCCCAAACCTCTTTATCATCTGTATGAAAAATATGTGGACCATATTTATGAAAGTCAATATTATCTTTTGTATAAGTATAACAATTACCTGCAATATGATTTCTTTTATCTATTACTAAACATTTATAACCTTTTTTTTTAGCATTATAAGCTAAAATTGAACCATAAAATCCTGCACCAACAATTAAATAATCTACTTTAAGCATATTTACTATGTATAACTTTAGGTATTATTCCTTGCCAATTTGCTCTATGATGGTATCTTCCGTGCCTAATAGTTAATTTTACATTACAAGGGTCTACCATAATAGCATAAGCTGCTTTTCTTACAGTACCATCTAATAAATAAATGTCTGTATTACCTCCACTTTCGGATTGTGTTGGTGGCATTTGTATATTCATATACTTTACAAATAATTCATAATTACCTTTTCTATATGTTTCAATAGCATTTATTAAATCATCATTCATTCTGCTTTTCCACTCAGTAAATAAGTTTATATCAGTTGGCATATTATGTGCATTAAAAACTCTATGACCTACATTATGTATCATTTCTGGTCTTGAGTCTGAAGCAACAGCAAAACCCATATTTGTTAATTTACATTCGTTTGCATAATTTGCTAATTTATATAATTCTTTTTCAAATTGTTCTCCATTTAATTTAAACCAATTTTTTTTATTATCCTTTATGTGATAAAATGAAGTATAATCATCATCAAATTGCCAATGTCTTATTTCTCCTCTTTTTTCTGCAATTCTTCTAGTTGCATTTCTTACAGGTACTGCACCACTTGACATTTTTTCTACTCCAAAATTATCTAATAAATCACTTTTTTTTACTTCATCATACCAATCAAAAATTAAAATCCTATCTTCACCCCAATTGGACTTATATTTTTCAATAGTTTCATCATTATTACCACAAACAATAAACCATTGTCCTTTATAATTCATTTTAGTTAATGTCTTAGCAGTACGACAATTAGGTCTGCCTTTTGATATTATATAAATTGTGTTTATTTTTTTATTCATAACCTTTATTTCCTAATTCATCTATTAAATCTGAAAAACCATTTTCTATTAATTGATGTTTGTCTAATAAAACTAATGCAAGTTTTTCAAATATTCTTTTTTCTTCATCATTAGCTTGATAAGCATAATAGTCAGCTATTTTTGAAAATTTAAATTTAGTAAAAAAAGCAACTCTTAATTTTAATAATTCCTTTATATCTTTATTTTTAATTTTTTCAATATCATTATCAAATTTAGTTTCTTTTATGAATAAATCATTTGGAGTATGATTTGTGTCTTTAGGTTCGTATGTAACCTGACCTATTTTTTCAGTATATTGAGCATCTAATTCATCTTCCTTTTTTTCAAAAAACATTAAATCAACTCCCCAATCTTCTATTTCCTGTGTATTCCATTCATTTGCTATTATATCCCAATCCCATTCGCCAAAACCTACATTGTCTTTAATAATAAATTCTTCAATTTGTTTATCTGTTAAATTATTAGCTTTAATAATATAAACTTCTTTTAAACCAACTTCTTTACAGGCTTTATATCTCATATTTCCACCAATAATCCCACCTTCTTTATTTACAACTATTGGTCTGAGCTTTAACATTTCAGGAAATTCCTTTATGCTTTTAACTAATTTTTTAAATTTAAAATCTTTAATTAACCTTGGATTTACAGGGTTTGGAAAAATCTTTTTAATATCAACTTTTTCTATCATAACTATATATATAACGTAAATTTAATTTTTATTTATCTAAGTGCTTAATGTATAAACTAATATCAGTTAATTCTTTTAATAATCCTAATAGTTCTCTTTCATTAAAATTTATTCTATTGTGTCGTTTTTTGTTTTTTTCGTAAGTACAATTATGAATTATAAATTGAATTAAATTGTTTTTATATTTCATAAAATAAGAATAGTCTTTTACTTTATTTTGTTCTTGCAATTTTATTTTATATTATTTTAATTAAATCAGCAACTTTTTTCCAATCTTCACTTGTACTATTATTTTTATTTTTATATAATTCACGAAAAGAATTTATAGCATCATTAATTCTTTGTTTTTTTGTTTTACTTTTCTTCTTAAAATTTATAGGTAACCTATTTGTTAAATCCCATTCTATTACATTTCTTCCTGTAATATTACATTTTTTTTCTCCTTTTTCATAAATAACACCTAAATCTCTGAGTTCTGTAAACCTAGAACTTACCCCAAATACCCCAAATGTAGTTTTTGCATTTCTTATAGCTTCTGAAGATGTGCAAGGTGCTGATGTATATAATGCTTCATAAACCTCAAACCTTCTTTTACTTAATAACCCTTCTTGTTTAATTTTATTAAAACATTCTATTGATGTTTTCCTTGTATTCATTTTGTTCTTAATTTTAATAGATTATAACATTCAATATACTTTAATTTTGCTTTACTTTTATACTCTTGTTTAAATAATTTATATAATTTTTTTGTGTATTGGTATTTTGTAGTACAATCTTTGTAATATTTTTCTGCAAACTTTTTACCCTTACCTTTAAAGAAGTTTACATTATCTGCTGTATCTCCTACTATCATTTGTTCATAGAAATTATATAATGCTTCTTGTTCGCTAATATCTAATACTATTTTATGTTTAGGGTGGTAATTATACATTAAACAAGGAAACTGCTTGTAATCCTTATCAATACTTATAATCATTACATTATCTCTACCAAATTCATTCGATAATGTATGCCAATATCTTGCTACCATATCATCTGTTTCAATACCAAACCCATATTTGCTATCGTATGTATCTTTAACATATTGATGCATATCGTGTAATAATGGGGGCAACTGTTGTTTTTTTCTATTAGCTTTATAATTTTTAGTTAATAATTTTCTAAAATTACCTTTGCATCCATTAAAAGTTATAATTTTATCAATATCATATTTTTCTTCTAAGTCATTTACAATTTTCATAAACTGCTCATCAAATTTAGCGATAGCATCATCTATATTTGTATAATAAGAAAGTTCATCAGGTAAGTTTTTAGTTCTACAACAACTTGCAAAAACTAAACTATCAGCATCAAATAATAATATCATTTAACTAAAACTAAATCAAGTTCTTTAGCAACATAGTTAATATGTTTTTGTGTAGTTTGTGACCAATAACCTAATTGTTCTAGTTTATTACCATTAATTGTAGCAACGTGTGTTGTATAACTCCATACCTTATTACCGTGAATGGTTAAGTTTTGCTTGTATTTATCTAATTTATACATAATTAAAATTTTATTCTTGAGTTTGCTAATAATCTAAAT